GTCCTGTGAGTTTTCTCATGTCTTCTCCCAAATCAATTTCCTTACCCTTCTCGGGATGATCAACTGCTGCTCCTAATTGAATCCAATGGTACTTATCCATTGTACCCATAACAAGTTCCTTAGAAACTGTTGCTATACCTGATGACATTCTTAAATCATCGGATAGCAATAAAATCTTCTTCTTTTCTGCCATATTATGTAACCTTTATTATTTTTAAATATTTGAAAATCTTCTACGGCTTTGCCATAGAACTCTCTTACTCTTACCCACAAAACTTCTCCTATTATTCAAATTATTGAAATTGTTTCTTAGGGAATTTAATTGTGGTCCACTATTACTACTTGTATCCATTTATTACTACTTTTCTCTTAAAATTGAGAGCCACTTGATTGTAACCCACTATAAGTATTTATTTCGTTCTGAAACGTACCATCTTCTATGTACTTATCTAAAGAACGATTTACTAATTTTTGTAGGGTTATATTTGAGTCAAATGATATTCTCTTAAATTTTGAGTAAACATCTTTTATAATCTTTACTGTTGTTAATTTTGTGTTTGCCATAACTTCTCTATCCTTATTATTTATTTGTTACATATAAATATATAAAAATATATAAAACAACAAATTAAATCATACTTTTTTTCAAAGCATCCTTTTCTAAGAATATAGTACAACTCCATCTTTCTCCTGATGTTATAGGAGTTACCCAATGTACGTGAGCATTTCCAAATATAGAAACGTTACCAATTTCTTGATTTATAAGTACATCCTCATTATCTCTAACCCATAGTTCACCACCTCCATACTCATCAAGTGAACCAAATTGCATTAAAATTGTATAATATCGTTTTCTACCAAATTCAGTTTTATTTTTTGAAACATCATCTATATGTGGTTTAAATTCAAATCCCTTTGGATATTTTTGAATAATAAACTCCCATCCTAAATTTACAACTGGTAGATTTAACTCACCAATCCAATTAAGTATTCTTTCATTTATCCAATCATAGTTGGTTGAAGAATTCCAAGGTAAGTGTTCTGCTAAATTATGACCTCCCCTTGGGTCGTGTTTTCCATCATTCATATCAGGATGATACGTACCTATAACCCTATCTTCTAGTTTGGTAACATATCCACGAATTTTGTGAATCTCTTCTTTTGTAAATAAAACCTTTTGATGTAACATTTAATTTATTTTTAAGCCCATGCTGAACATAATCCTCTTTGTTTGAATTCACACCAATCACAAGGTTTACCTTTATTGGTTGGGAAGTATGTTTGGATTATCTCACCATCTTTACCGAAAACTGAATCAACGAAGAACATAAAATTCTTCCATGCCATGTTCATAGATGGTGTACCATTTGCAGGAACAAACTTAGATATTCGTGGTATTGGATAATCCAATCCTTCTGCAATCTTTCGTTTAAGTATCTGATATTCTACTTTAATCTTGTTTAGAGGTATGTTATACTTTTCAGAATAAAACTTCTTATATAGTAACATCTGTGATGTTTTAACCTTATCATTCTTTTGATAAGAACTCCAACCTCGTGTAGCAGTTTTTAAATCAATGATAATATATTCATCTTTAACTTTATCTTTTAATAAAACATCAATAAAACCGATGAAGTTAACACCAGGTTTAATCTCAGCGTTTAATCTTTGTTCTATTGCAATTAGTTCGAAACCACTTTTAGTATAAAGTTTATCTAATTTAGAAGTAAAGTATTTTAATATCTTCTTTCCATCTTCGAAGAACTCACCAAGCTCAGCTTGAGTACATGGGTTATCTTCACCCATCTTATCTTTGTACTTCATGAAGTGTTCTACTAACTTATCTTTTAACATTGATTCAAGAGGAAGTGATAGGGCTTGTTTTTTGGATACATTATACATTACATCTAAGAAATGTTGTACCACTTCGTGCATTGCACTACCAAAAATAAGATGAATATTAGCATTACTAATACCTAACTTATCTATATAGTTCAATTTGTACTGTTGTTGGCATGAACTATACATACCGTACTGAGAATAACTTACTCTTGCCATATTTTTATGTTTTAATTATGGGTGTATTATCACCCCTTTACTATGTAAAGATACGAAAAATAATTGGAATATACAAGCTTTTCTCTACTTAAGTTTCAACTTTAATTTGGTAATCATTTTCTTTTCGATTCCATATTTGGTACAGATGTATAGTATGTTTTCTCTACCTTCCTTACTAGCATAAAGTATTTCACAATATTCTTCTGCTTGTTTAGATGAACATGAAAAATCTTGTCTAATTAATTCAACTAGAAAACTTTCGTATTTATCAACTTTCTTACCTTTTATATATTTCATGTAATACCTACCTTTTGGTAGTAATCCAATTAAAAGAAGATATAAAGATTTTGGTGCTAATGTTTGAGTATATGGTTGTATTTCAGATAGAACTTCTATCCACTCAGGATTCATAGAAAGAAATCTATGTATCATATAGTTACTCCAGGTCTTTTTAGAATCTTCATCTAACGTATCCCAATACTTAGGATTCTGTACCGATGTTATATTTGTTATATGGTCGAATAATGTTCTCTTTGCTGGCATATTATATATCTTTTTCTTCTATCAACGGTAATTTAATTGTTGTTGGTAATTCTTTATCTGCATGAAATTCATTAAATAATTCATAAGATTCCATATGCATATTACAACATGATTTTTCAGCTTCATCAATATGTACAGAATATACTTCTACTTCTTGTGCATTTAAAACATCATCAGTAATATCTGTATATTCTCTATGTACCAATTCATAATCATCAAACTCGGTTGGTAATGAATTTAGAAACTTTCTATAATCTTTAATTATCATCTACTTTTTGTTCTTCAATTGTTCTGGAAGTAATTCTTCTACAATTTCACCACAATCTCCACATAGATATAACTCTACTGGTACAATTGCATCATTTGGTGTACCTGTTACTAATTTAGATACTTTTAAGAACTTGTTTGCTGGAATGAATACTGTTCCTTTACATTCTTGACATTCCATTTCGGTTGCTTTTGAAAAGTCTATCTGTGGTTTGTTTGGTTGAGAATTTGCTCCTCCTAATATTTGTGCCATAATTTATTTGTTTTTTTATTTAATCGAACCATTGTGAACGGTCTGTTTTTACATTCTTTACTGTTTTCTTTAACATCTCCATCTCCTTCTCTTTCCATAGTTTACTAGCAACCTTATCTTCTGCCTCTAGTTCATTCTTCCTACCAATATCATTAGCTGTTTTCAAGGTTTCATCTGTAATCTTTTTACCTTTAGATGCGGCTTCCAAAGATGCATATCGTTTTGTATGATATGAACTAAGTGGTTTTGTGAATTGTTTAAGATATTCTGCTTTTTGGTCTATATAATCTAAAAAATCATCAAAGTTCTCTTCACCTAACAATTCCAACTCTTCATCCGTTAATGGATTTTCGTGGTCGTATATCATATAGATAGGTGTGTTAGTTTTTCGTTTAATCGTTTCATGTGTTTACAAGGAGAATATGAACGGAATGACCTTGCTGGGCATTCACAATCGGATATCTTGTAATCTGTTACGGTTACTTCATAATAAGATAACTTTCCAGTCTTTTTATTACGAGAACCCATTTCTCTATACTTCCAACTATTTTCCATAACCAACGAATTTTAATTTAATATCATTAACTAATCCCTTGCTTACAAAATAGTCCCACTCATCGTTTAACCAATAGTTCTGTACGTTTTCAACTGCTTTTAAACAACCTTCATGTAAATCTTCAATAGTATATCCTTCACCATATTTAACATCACCACACAAATCTATAAGTTCATTGAGAACATCCCAATTATCTTTGTTATCATTGATTTGTGTTTCAATTTCCATCTTCATGAAATCTGCAACATAATCATTGTAATCATACATTTCGTTACTCCACGGTTTTACTGCTTTAGGTTCTTTCATATCTTTTATATTTTAAAGGTTTATATTTTGTGGGAACTCCCACACATTTACTTTGTAAATATACGAAAAATAAATGAATTATCCTAATAAAATCGATAAAACTTTTGAAACTATTTCTTTTTTATTTCCATACTCACTTGATAACACCTTTCCTTCTTTGAAAGCAACAATCATTGGTATGTTGGTTAAATCAACCATTTCTCTACTATTCGGAAAATCATCAGGATTAACAAATACAAATGGAGTTTCTCTATTTTCTTTTTGTTGTGAAATTTTAAGAAACTCTGGTTTAAGAATATCACAATTCCCACACCAATCAGTTCCAAACATAACCATTAATCTTGGTAGAGTTTGAACATAATGATTAAGGGAATCTGTTTCTAAGTTTATCATATGATACCTACAATTTGTATAATAGTAGCCATAAAGGTTATTTCCTTATCTACAACCATACTATCTTTATACTGCCCTTCTGAGAGAGTTAATATTACATTTGATGTATTATCACCTGCATATTCCTCTATCTTCTCATAAAGATACCCATAAAGTTCAGAGAAGTCTTGAATACGTGAATCAGCTACTGCTTGTCTAATCTTCATGTATTTATTTCTCTTATCATCGTTACCTTTAAGTAAATCAACAATTTTGATTTTAATATCAGAAGATAATATATTACTAACATCAACCTTTAATTCTCCTTTAGATGAATTTAACTGACAAGTATTAATAATCTTTCTAATATCAGGATAAGATGCATCTATAATAGGAACTAAATCTTTTAATTCGAACTTAACATTTTCTTTACCAAGTATTTGAGATATCTGTACTGCAACATCTTTTTTGGTTGGTGGTACAATCTGAAAGGTTTGACATCTTGATTGTATTGGGTCAATTACTTTCTCAACATAATTACAAGTTAATATAAACCTACAATGTTTTGAGAACGTTTCCATAAGGTTACGAAGAATAGCTTGTGCATTTGGTGTCATGTAATCGAACTCATCAAGGATAACAATCTTTGAATTTCTGAATCCTATTGTTGATGCAAATCCCTTTACCTTAGTACGAACTGTATCTACGTTGTTCTCATCAGATGCGTTAATAATAATATGGTCACAATCTATCGTATTTACAATAAGTTTAGCAAGTGTTGTTTTACCTGTTCCT